GGGATAGAGAACTCCTTGAAGGCTCTACCAAAACAAGCAGAGAATGGAGAGAGACTGTTGACCAATGGTGGGCTGACAGACTAGGTATTCCAAATCTAACTCCTCGTTGGATTCTTCAGCAATGGGGGACAGATGTTTGTAGGAAAAGCTTTCACAATGACATCTGGGTAGCTTCAGTCGAGAATCGGCTCCTAGTTACAAAGGATGATATCGTCATCACTGACTGCAGGTTCCCAAATGAGATTAATGCTATCCAGTCAGCAGGCGGAATCACTATGAGAACTAATCGCGGCGGCACCTACATATGGGAACAGTTCGCTGCTAAGTTCAACAACTCGACGGATGAAGAAGAACGCAATCATCTTAAGCTCATCCTAGAGAAGGAATATGAAGTTCATGCTAGCGAATACAGTAGCGTTGGTCTAGAATATGATTGCCAGATAGATAATAATGGCACGATTGACAGTCTGCATCAGCAGATTGAATCAATAATCAACGGTTAGGGTTAGACTTACAGTTATCAAAATGCCATCTAGCTAATATTAACTTTGTTCCTTCTTTACCGCAGTGCGGACAGGTTGTCTTTACAACGCATTGATGAGTACCTTCGTCCGTGCGTTGTTTTGCTGATCTTCGTTGTATGTCTCCGGATAATAGATGGTGTTTTCCACTAGCTACTAATTCCCTTTGTAGCTTTCCTCCGACTAGGGCACTTTTTCCGTCTGCTATTTGTCTTCTCACCATGCTTCGTTGAAACTCACTATCTAAAAAGAGGTGTGTTCCGTTCTCTAGTCTTTTCTTATTGTGAAGGCTTGACAATTCGGATATTTTGCTAGGGGACACACTCATTCTTTGGGCTATTCTAATACACGCACCCCAGTCTCCTTGGGAATAATGTATGTCGTAGTGATCTTGTATAGAGACGGCAATCAGATTGTTAGGATCGTTGTTTTTTCTATTCCCATCTAAGATGGTGTATTTCATAGGTTCTCCCATCCTCATCTACGGGGATGGGACCATTGTGGTCTTCGTATATTTTGCGGTAGTTGGTTTTTCTATAAATAGACATTGCTGATACTCCTTGACAGTATTAGAGTAGTTGGGGATTGCCGTCCCGCGAACTACATCTTTATTTATACCAATCTACTGTCAAATCTCCGCGTTTCCAAGTGACTTCTTTGCGCTTCACTACTTCAACGCAATTCAAACATATCGTCCTTAAATTATTGAACGATACATTAGTTAAGTCCCCGTCAATGTGGAACACCGTTGTTTGGCTGGGATAAACTACTTTAAATCCGCATAGGTCGCAAGTGGATTTTTTCTTGTATCCAGCCTTCTCCCAAGTATGAACCTGTGCCTTCTTTTTAGGCTTGTTCTTTCCACACCCATCACAAATACTACGGTAATGCGTCACTCCGTTCTTCTTGTAGTTGACGGCACAGTAGTTCTTATTACAGGTCTTACAGATGGGTCTTTTCAGCATACTAATACTTATCAAAAAACCTTCGAAGGTGCGTCTAACCAAGGATTTTTTAATCCTACGCTAAATAAGTGTTAGAAACCTAGTGTTACTAGCATTAGGGGACAGGTGGTAAACCTCATAATTATACAAAGGAAAAATAATATGACACTAGTTTCTCCAGGTGTAGAAGTAACGATCATTGATCAATCTCAATATCTTCCGGCCCCGCTCGGTACAATTCCTTTTGTTTTGCTCGCGACCGCAGCAAACAAAGCTGATCCTACTTCTACTTCTGTAGCAGTCGGAACCACAGCAGCAAACGCAAACACGCTATTTCAAATCACTAGTCAACGTGATCTTGTAACTCTATATGGTAATCCATTCTTCTATACGACTTCGAATGGTACTCCTATTCAAGGATACGAACTCAATGAATATGGTTTGCTAGCTGCATATTCTGCACTAGGTGTATCTAACTTAATTTACTGCCTAAGAGCAGATATCGACCTCGCAAGTCTAGTAGGACAGACTGGTCGTCCTACTGGAAATCCAGCTGACGGAACTTATTGGTTAGATACTACTAACACCACTTGGGGCATTTACGAATTTAATTCTACTACTGGGCAATTTGAAATTCAATCTCCGATTGAAATTAGCGATATTACGCTAGTATCTGCTGGATATCCAATTCAAAGCTTGGGTTCAGTGGGTGATTACGCGGTGATCGCAATTCCTAATTACACATATCCTTCTGCAAACAATGCTAAACAATTCTTCTATAAGAACTCATTTAATCAATGGGTGGCAATCGGAACGTCTGCTTGGTTCGCTTCGGTTCCTACGGTTCAAGGTAGCAATTCACTACCAACGTTGAATTCAGGTGATTCTATCAGCATTGCGATGGGTGGCCCTGCAAACGGAGCGAATGGTCCCGTTTATACTATTACTGGACAGACTACTGTTTTTGGTCTAGCATCAGCTATTAATGCTTTACAGCGTCCGTATTTGTCAGCAAGTGTTGTAGGCGGAAATCTTCAACTTTTCTCTACACAAACTGGACAGGCTCCTAATAACAGCGTTCCGTTTTACATTAATATTTCAGGTACCGGCACAATGCTTACCTCCTTGGGCATTACCGCAGGTAATTATTTCCAACCGAATGTTGCCTATGGTACATCTGCACAGCAGCCATTATGGCAACAAGGTCAACTTTTCCCGAGCCCAACTGGATCAGTTTGGATCAAGATTGGATCTGCTGGCACTGGATTCAATCCAGTAATATCACAATGGGACAGCACACAGGCAGTTTGGTCTTCTAAAACTGTATCATTCGCTACTAGCGACGTTGCTGCGATCAATTCATTAGATTCAACTGGTGGAAAAAACATTCCAGCTGGAACGGTCTATGCGCAATACAACTATGATGCTGATATCATCAATACTTCAGGCGTTCCTGGTTATCAAGCAGGTCCAATTTATTATTGGGAAAGACTTACATCTGGTCCAACTGTAATTACTGGTTCTATGCAAGATCCTACATTTACTAATGGCCCATATACTAGTCATGTGTATGTTTCAATTCCAGGATCAAACGGATTGTCAGCACCTTATACGCTTAGTGTCGCAGATAACGCTACAGCGCTTGACTTTGTAACTGCTTGGACGACTGCTGCTATTCCATATACAACAGCTATGTTATTGGATACTGGAGAAATTCAATTGACTCACACTGAGGGTGGCGTGATCGTAGTAAATGACTTTGACACTAGTACATTCCAACCAAACGGTTTAATGAGTGACGCTGGATTTGTTGTAAGTTATACTGAAGGAGTCAAAGTTGGTCCGTTTGTATCACCATTGATGACACCTACACCAACATATACTACTGGCGTAGGAACCGATTTGTCAATTAGCGTTACTAATAACTTCCAAAATTATCAAGTAAATCCTATTTCTTTTGCAAATCCAGGAACTGGTTATACTGTAGGAGACTTAGTAACATTCCCAGGTAGCCAATTAGGTGGTACTGGTACTGGTGGAATTACTCCATCAGGAAATGACTTGACTGTAAGAGTTGAAGAAACTTCAACAGGAGCAGTCACTAAAGTTTCTTACTATGCAGGCTCCGGCGCCGCAAACTACATGGTTGAATTGTCAAATTGGATACAATTTTACATGACTGCAAACGAAGGCGCACCAACTGCGGCTCCTGCTGATCTAACAAATTGGTTTTATAGTGTAGTAGATCAAGTAGATATTATGGTAAATACTACTACTGGATGGAAGGGCTATAGAAATGCATCATACAGCAGTTCAGGTCTTCCTCTTCCATCAGGATCAAACATGACCGACCCTAACGGACCACTTATAAGTGCTTCAGAACCAATGCTGCAATCAAGCGGTCAGGCCCTTGCATATGGTGATATTTGGATCGACACTAGTGATCTAGAGAATTATCCTCTTATAAATCGTTGGGAAAGCGTAAATGGCGTAGATCAATGGGTAAGATTAGATAATACTGATCAGACCAGTTCAACTGGTGTTCTGTTTGCAGATGCACGTTGGGCCACTACACAATACGTTAGCCCGGTTAATGATCCTATTCCAACGATCAAGTCATTGTTGACTAGCAACTATCTTGATTTGGATGCACCAGATCCTACTTTATATCCAGTAGGTATGTTATTGTTCAATACTCGTCGTTCGGGATATAATGTAAAGCAATTCCGTTCTAACTACTTTAACAATAACAGATTCCCAGGAGCAAATATTCCCAATCAAACTGATGCCTGGGTAACAGAATCCGGGTTGCAAACAAACGGTGCTCCGTATATGGGCCGCAAGGCACAAAGAGCAATGGTTGTTAAGGCAATGCGTGAGGCAATCGACACAAATACTGCAATTCGTGACGAAGATAACGCATTCACCTTGATTGCAACTCCGAACTATCCTGAACTACAACCTAACATGGTTGTTCTCAATAACGATAGAGGAGACACTGGATTCATCATCGGTGATACGCCGATGAGACTAGCAGATGATGCTACCTTAATTCAAGCATGGGCAACTAATGCTGCCAACGCAACGTCAACTGGTGAAGACGGTCTTGTAACTCGTGATACTTATTTGGGTCTGTTCTATCCATCAGGTATCACTTCTGACTTGAGCGGCAATCTTGTTGCAGTTCCTGCATCGCACATGATGATCAGAACATTCTTACGTAGTGATAGTGTTTCTTATCCATGGTTTGCTCCAGCAGGTACGCGTCGTGGTATCATAGACAACGCTACCAACATCGGATACGTTAGTGCAATGACGGGTGAATTTGTAGTAGTTAAGAATTCTAGAGTCGGAATTCGTGACGTTCTATATTCTAATCAAATCAACCCACTGGTATTCTTCACTGGAAATGGATTGCTAAACTACGGTAATAAAACTAGCTATGCATCAAATTCTGCACTTGATAGAGTTAACGTAGCAAGACTTATTGGATACATTCGTCGTCAATTGACAGTGGCAGCAAGACCATTCGTATTCGAACCAAACGATAGTATCACTAGACAGCAAATCTCTGGTGTCATTCAAACCCTGTTTGTAGACCTAGTAGCAAAGCGCGGTGTATACGATTATTTGGTTGTATGTGATTTGTCAAACAACACACCAGCAAGAATCGACAGAAATGAACTTTGGGTAGACTGTGCGATTGAGCCGGTGAAAGCAGCAGAATTCATTTATATCCCAGTTCGCGTTCTTAATACTGGTGCATTGGGTAACAATGCTAGCTCATAATATAGTTAAAGTGGGTGCTTTAGGGCACCCACTTTAAAAAGATAAATACTTATAACAGGAGAATACAAAAATGGCAACAGCCTCACAATCATTGTTCAATATGACCGTAGCGTCTGATAATGCTGGTGGCAATCAAGGCCTGTTGATGCCTAAACTACAGTTCAGATTTCGTGTCAATTTCTTGAACTTCGGGGTTGGGTCAACAGCAGGACTGAGTTTGACTAAGCAAGTAGTAGATTGCTCTCGTCCAAACGTTACGTTTCAAGAAATCACTCTTCCAGTATATAACTCAACCCTATATCTAGCTGGCAAGCATCAGTGGCAAACAATCTCGATCAACATTCGTGATGACGCTTCAGGCAGTGTTTCTAAGGCAGTAGGTCAACAAGTGCAAAAGCAAATGGACTTTGTTGAACAAGCATCTGCGGCTACCGGTCAAGACTACAAGTTCCAAACTAACATCGAAATTCTCGATGGTGGTAACGGTACTGCTACTCCGCAAGTTCTTGAGACCTGGGAGCTTTATGGTTGCTTCGTTCAAACTGTAAACTACAACACATTGAACTACGGAACAAATGAACCGGTAACTATCGCACTTACTATTCGTTTCGACAACGCAATTCAGTCTCCGCTTGGTTCTGGTGTTGGAACACCTGTAGTCCGCCCACTATCAGGTACAACTGGTTCTGTAACAGGTATCGGTGGAACTACTTAATAAAGGTCATACAGTATGACTGGATTTATTCAAGATTTACTACAGGACGCTGCCGGAGCCTTCTTCGGCAGCGACTACCTTAGAGACTATACACACGCATCAAAAACGTTTAGGACAAATGCATATCAAAATGCTCCTAAACTAAAGTTCCTTTTTCATACATATTTTGAAATTAATCCGGCGGTGTACTTTCCTGGATCTCAGACCAATTATGGTCTATTAGTAAAAGAGGTTAAATTACCATCATTCTCTTTCAGTACTTATCAGATGAATCAATACAACAGAAAGAGAATAATTCAAACTAAAATCAAGTACGAACCTATAGAAATTACTTTCCACGATGATACTGCAAATCAAGTTAACAAAATGTGGGAAGCATATTACGTTTATTATTACAACGACGGTGCTAGATCCGGATCGGTATTAGCTGGCGACCCGGGTAGTCCGCCCGGAGCAAATGGCCCGCGTGATGCAGCATATAATGACAGAAATATCTATCAAAATAGCCCCGCTGCAACATATGATTGGGGTCTTGTGGGCGGCACTGGCGGAACCCCTACGGACGTGCAAGCAAACAAAAAGGTTCCCTTCTTCAAGCGCATAACCGTGTTCGGGTTTGATCAACACAAGTATACTGCATATACCCTAATTAATCCTATAATCACGAATTTCTCACACGACTCGTACAATTACGCCGAGGGTGCCGGCACAATGGCTAACAGAATGACAGTCGATTATGAGACGGTGTTGTATAATAACGGTGGAATGGATGGCAGAACTCCAGGTAACATTGTAACTTCCTTCGGTGATCCCGCAAACTATGATACTACTCTGAGTCCTATTGCTAAGCCAGGTTCTCAGGGCACTATTTTCGGACAAGGCGTATTAGTGGATGCAGCAGGAGGGTTTGTAAATTCACTAAACGAGGGTAACCCAATTGGTGCTATTATGGCTGCTGGAACAGCGTACAACACGTTTAAAAATACCAACCTTGCGCTCACTGCTAAAACTGAATTGAACACTATGTTAGTGAACTCAGTACAAAACACACCAAATACTAGAAACACATTATTCAACTTCCCAACTGCAAGATCAACTCCAGGTCCTGCCGGATTAGCAGCATCACCTGTCATTGGTGCAGTGACCTCTGCTATAACAGGAAGCAGAACAGCCGGAACTCAAAACAATAGTTAATTTACAGCATAAATACTAATATGGCAAGCATTTCATCGATAGATCAAGTAGATCAAACTATTCGCATTTATGACAACTTCTATAATAAGCAGTTGACTATAAATGCGGCTGACTACGATATAGTGTATTCATATTTTAAGGGCAAGTCAAACAACGCAGACATTGCATCTAACATGACAACTATTCTGTTTAGAATCGCGCAAACTGGAAATTATAACGTTATGGACTTGTTAGAGATTGTTCAGGGCGCCCCTAATAATCTACAGATGAACACTATTCTTTGTTATTATTTGAATACATTTAAGTCAAATAATTCTTTGTATGGCGTCGGAAATATTCCAAAACCAAACGAAGCAGTACAGCGCAATGTAGTGCAATGATATGGGTAAATGGGCAAACGGCATATACACTCCCAAAAACCCTGAGAAATATATAGGTAAACACGCACCTAGATATAGATCAGGCTGGGAAATGACGTTCATGACCTTTTGCGACAGTAACAAAAATGTGCTTGCTTGGGCAAGTGAATCAATGTCGATTCCATATCGTAATCCATTAACAGGAAAACCATCCAACTATATTCCTGATTTTTTCGTAGTGTATGAAAACAAATTTGGTAAAAAGATTGCTGAAGTAGTAGAAATCAAACCAAAGAAGCAAAGTCTGATTGAAAGCAGGACAGCAAGTGCTAGAGATAGAGCCGCAGTTGCAGTGAATCATGCTAAGTGGGCCGCGGCCAAGGCCTACTGCCAGTCGCAAGGGTTTGCCTTTCGCGTAATTACGGAAGAGGATTTGTTCTATAATGGGCGCAAGTAAATAAATACTTGCATGAAAAAACTTGAAGAACTATTTGAGTTATCATCCAAATCCAACGAGCCAGACTCGTATGATGACGCCTCCTTACCAGAAAATACACAAGAAGTAACCGAATCTGCACTTACAAATTTAGATAAAATTGAAGCAGCCTTACCGCTGGTTAAAGGTTTAGAGGCCGCTGATGAGGAGATGGATGAACTTGCTGATATGGCAAAATCTAGCTATAAGGATCTTGTCGATTTAGGTATGCAAGTTGAATCCAGATTCAGTTCGGAAATATTCAACGCAGCTAGCAGTTTTCTTGGACATGCAATTACTGCTAAGACAGCCAAAATAAATAAAAAACTAAAGATGCTGGACATTCAGCTTAAGAAAGCGCAACTGGATCAAAAGGTTCAATCCAAAAATGAAGAAATAGAAAGTACTCCGTTAGGAGAAGGGAAATCACTCGACCGCAACGAGTTGCTTAAGATGCTTAATCCGAAAAAAAATGAGTAACAAGAATAAATAGTATTATGAGCGACATTAGAGAAATAATTGAATTATTAGAAGATATTTGGGCTGAACCCTCTGAGGGCGATGTTTTGGAAATCGAATTAGGTGATCAGGTTATTGAAACCACGATCAGTGAAGTTTTAGACGATGGCGTAGTCATTCATATAGACGAACAAGCTATTAGAATCCTAATTGATGCTAAAAAGCAGCTAGATGAAGCAAAGTATCAAGGGCGTACTGTCCCATTAAACAAGCCTATGCAAGGTGATGTTAAGAAATCAAAGGTATATGTTCGCAAACCGAACGGCAAAGTTGTAAAGGTCAACTTTGGTGACAAAAATATGCGCATAAAGAAAAATAGTCCAGGCCATCGCAAGAGTTTTCGTGCCAGACATCACTGTGAAAATCCGGGTCCAAAGTGGAAGGCTCGTTATTGGTCTTGCCGAGCTTGGTAGTCATAGTGTCGATTCGTTAAAAATCGACAAACAAATGATAAATATAATATAAGCTAATTGCAAGGATCCACATGCGCTCATTAAAACAATTCATTGCGGAAAGTGTATATACTTACAACTACACGATCAAGATCGCTGGTGAAGTTGACAAGAATTTCCTAGAACTCTTTAAGTTCAATCTAAAAAAGTTTGATCCGATAAAGATTTCAGATCCAGTGTCCACACCAATTCAAAAAGACCCATATGGTTTCGTAGGGATCACTAACCAACCAGTACACGTCATTAAAGCAGAATTCAGATATCCTGCTACTGAAACGATGATCCAGCAAATCGCACAGTTATTGGGTCACAACATCAATTATGTTCGTGTAGTAGGTACAGCATTTGATGACAGCATCAATAGTGAAGCCGAAGGCTATGCAAACGAAGCAGATCATAGTCCGGTACTAAATCACCTAGAACTAGAAGAACAACCTGGTGCAAAAGAAGCAGCCAAAGCATATGGCAATTCTTATCTAGACAGCATCAAAGATCAAGCAAAAGATTCAAAACTTGACATTCCTTATTCCGGAACAAAGACTCCTAATTCATATGATCCGTTCAAGCCAGAAACTCAATTTGCTTCTATGGGCAAAGAAAGTCCTATGACTAAGATTACTAGACCTGCGAAGCCTTCAACTGGTGCAAAAGGATAGCCCATGAAAAATTTATTAGATAAAATGACCCAATTGGAAGCTAAAGCAATTCCAGAAAAAGTGAACACTGCACCAAAGAAGAAAGTACTTAAGGAGTCTGCTGCAAAAAAGGCACCTACCACACTTAAAGGAATGTTTGAGCAATTGAGCGAGACTCTTGCGCCCGGGCAAAAGCCAATTCCTGTAGTAAACAAGCAAGGTGGAACTCAACAGACTGGTGCGGGTTTTCTAAACATCACAGATACGTCACCTAGCGGTAAAGCATTGCAACAAGCATTAAGCCAATTGGGTCCGGCTCAGGCACAAATAGTAGTTCCTACTCAGCCAGGTCAATCAGGACAACAGTCTGGCACATCAGCCGCAGGTAAGCCTAATCCAAATCAAATGCAACAAGGACAACAG